AAACCCTACGCCGTGGGATTGCCCCCGGAGGTGGATGCTTGGGCTAAGGCCAACAAGCACCGTATCGGAACGTATCGATCTTGGTGCAGGCCGCAATATTCCGTTTTTATCGGGAATGTCGATATGCTCCAAGAATTGTGCAACCTGTATGATGACTATGGGTTTATTGCCTACGGCAACACCAAGGGCACTGCCGTTCAGCATCTTTACAACAATCTCCAAATGCGAAAAGCCACGGTGGAAGATGCCTTGCGTTTCCTGCTGGGCTATTTGCAAGACCCGCAAGAGGCCAAGAAATACGCCGCGGCTTTTGGCGTGGATATGGCGGCGGACGGAAAGGAGGCAGTGTTATGAAAGCCATTCTTGACGCCTGCTGCGGCTCCCGCATGTTCTGGTTTGACCGCCGCCATCCTGACGTGGTGTTCATGGACCGCCGGGAGGAAACGCACATGCTTTGCGACGGGCGAACCCTGGAAATCAAGCCGGACGTCGTCGGGGACTTCCGGAAGATGCCTTTCAACGACGGGGCGTTTCGCCTTGTGGTATTCGACCCTCCGCACTTGATTCACGCTGGGGAATCATCCTGGCTGGCCAAGAAGTACGGAAAACTGGACCAGAAAACCTGGAGGGAGGATTTGAAATCCGGCTTCCGGGAGTGTTTCCGGGTTTTGGAACCGGGCGGCATTCTGGTGTTCAAGTGGTGCGAGGATCAGGTTTCAACCGCGGAAGTTCTGAAACTGGCCAGCCATGAACCTTTGTTCGGACACCGCCGCGGGAAGACCGTCTTCCTGGTCTTTATGAAATCTACAACCCCCAACTGACGCTTTTTTGATATGCCAACACGATTGATCAGAGATGCTATTTTGACATCAGGGCGCGTCGCCTCTCTTTCGTGGGAGGCCGAGGTGTTCTACCGACGCTTGATGTCTGTGGCAGACGATTACGGCCTTTATGACGCCAGGACGCCCATTCTCCGTTCTGCGCTGTATCCTCTCCAACTCGACAAGATGAGCGAGTGCAATATTCAACGCTGCCTCTCCGCGTGTGAGGCCGCGGGGCTTATTCTGCTTTATTCTCACAATGAGAAGCCATACTTGATGATTCTGGGGTTCGACCAGCAGGGGAAGTCCATGCCCAAATGGCCGCTTCCGAACGGTTACGAAGTGCTGAAAGTTTCTGACAAGAAATACGAACTGCGGAAACTCGTAACAGGTCGTAACGATTCGCCTCAACCCGTTACTTATGCGAATGCGTATTCGGAGACGGAGACGAAGACGGATGCGAATGCGAAGAAATTACCTGTAAGCCGAGGCATAGAGCAGTTCCCGCGGGACGCGGAGGATGTGCGGCTTTTCATGGCGGCCCAGCTTATGGCTCCCAAGGGAGACGAGTTGAAACGGTGCGCAGAGTCGTTTTTTGATGATTTCAGCGCCCGTGGATGGCGGGACAGCAAGGGGATTCCTCTTGCCGATTGGAAGCCGGCAGCCCGGAAGTATGCCCGTTCCTGGGTCACGAATAATGCGCAGCGGGGACATCAAGGTTCGTCTGGGCGGAATGACGCCAATGCGGGAAGGAGGTACGAATGATGGATGATATTCAACGTTTGGCCGGGCAGGTTTCCGTGATGCCTTCCCAGGACGGGATTGTCCGCAGTTACAAGCCGGTACGGTACGATATGGGCGGGTTTGACGAGTCCGTTCACCCGGAGGTGCAGGCCATGCACCGGGAAGTGCAGTGGTTTATTAACGATATCGTTAATAAGGTTCGTCCGCGCCGCTGGCTGTCCCTGCTGGGGGCTTCCGGGGTGGGCAAGACGCATCTGGCGGAGGCTGCCAGGGATGCGCTGACTAAATCACGCCCCACGTTGCCCATTCAGCTTTGGAAGTGGCAGAAGGTGGTTTCCATGCTTCGTTCCGGGGATTGGGCGTTTATTGAATATTTGGTTAAAGAGGTGTACGTACTGATTCTGGATGATATTGGCGCGGAGAATACTTCCCCCGCTATTCTTTCCGCCCTGAACCGTGTTGTCGATGGGCGGCTGGGGAAATGGACGATGCTCACGTCTAACCTGCTGCCGGAGCATATCGGGGAACATCTGGATGCCCGGATTGCCTCACGACTCTACCGCGGCAATAACGTGGTGTGCCGGGTCAAGGATGCGCCGGATTATTGTTTTGAACGGTATATGAGAAGGGAGGAAGGGAGATGAAGCAGGAATATAAGAATCTATTGAGGAACATTATACACCGGAAGGTGAGTCCGTCGCAACTGCTTATTCTGATGGAAATCCGAGACCATCCGGGCAGGATGTCGCGGGAGATTGCCACTCGTTGCCATTTGGATCCCAGCAATGTGTCTCACCGGCTGGATTATCTGGTGCAGGCCGGCGACGTGATCAGAACCGGCACGCGGCCTTGCGTGTTTTATATCAGCAGGCAGGGGCGTGATTTTTTAGAGAGTCTTGAGGATTCAAAGCCAACAGGTTGATTGTCCCGGGCAAGAAGTATTGATTCTCACCAAATTGACGCGCTGAAAATCAGGAGGGTAAAATATTGGTATGAGAAGGAAGGATAACAAGACCAAAGTGACCGAGAAGAAGAAGGAGTTTGCGAGGCTTCTGGTTGCGGAAAAGTTGTCCAAGGCGGACGTCTATCGTAAGGCTTACAATCGCAAGGATATGAGTAATGACGCGGCCAGCAAGGCGGCATCCCGTTTGTCCAAAGATGGCGAAGTTTTGCGAATGATTGACGAATTGAATAAGCAACTGGATAAGTCTGCTGTGCTGACCAGGCAGCAGCGCATGGAATGGTTGTCCCGCGTGGTGACAACTCCCATCGGCAATGTTGATAGCGCATCCGATCTCTGTCAGGAGGTTTCCATGGACGAAACCGGAGCGAAATTTAAGATGCCCTCAAAAATCGCCGCTATTGCCGAGCTTAACAAGATGGATGGCGCATACACTCCTCAGAAGATGGAAGTGGATGCAGGAGAGAATTTTATAACTCTGCTGTCCTCCCTGCCTTTTGAGCCTCCCGTGAAGCAGGGATAAAAACATTGATTCTCGCCAACTTGCATTTCCCGTGTTTTGTGGCTCATGATTGAGCCATGTTAAATTTTCTGGGAATGACGCGCCATTTGTCCACGACGGCAGGCTATGCCAAGCGCATAGGCTGGCTTTTGTTCGAGGATGTGACGCAATCTCCGTTCCCGTTAACAGGAGTTTCTTTCACCGGTGCGGTGAAGACGGAACAGGGAGACTTGCCCGTTGTTATTGAACACGGCGAGCAAGAACATTGTTTGGAGCTTACTTTTCCTGCCCTGCCTGTTGGCCGCTGGCCGTATGCCATTCATGCACAGGATGAGTCCGGAGAGGATTTGAGGCTGTTTTCCGGTTATATTGGGGCCGTGGATTCTGTGGCTCCTGTTGAGTCGTCCACGGTGTACGATATTCCTGCAATGGGTATTACGATACCTGTTGAGGCAAGTAAGACGATCAAGGCCCAGTGGCTTTCCAACACGGCCTCCATTATCGCGGCCCAACAGGCGCAACAGAATGCCAACACATCCTCCACCAATGCGGAAACGGCGAGCCAGGCAGCCAAGACGGCAACGGACGCGGCAGCCACCGCTGCTGCACGGGCCGAAGAGGCGGAAGGCTATGCAGGTTCCGCTTTGGCCTCCAAAAGGGCCGCCGCCGATTCTGCGTCCGCTGCTGGCACATCCTCAACTAACGCAGCCCGTGACGCCAAGAGCGCCAATGACGCTAAAACGGCTGTGGAGTCGCTGGCCGCCACCTGGCCGGAAACGGTCAACAACGGGAAGCAACAGATTATTGAAGCCAGGAATGAGGCTGTTACTGCCATTCAGGATAAGCAAGCCGATTCCGTGCTTGCCGTAGGTCGTGCCTCACAGACCGCGCAGCAGAATATAGCCAGCGCGCAGGCGGACGCCGTTTCCGCCGTTCAGGAGGCGGAGGAGGAAGCGCAAGGGACGATCACGCCACTTGTCCAGCGCGCCGAAACCGCTAAAGAGGCTATAGATCAGGCGGAGGGGCGCATCAATACGGCCGCGACGAATGCCGCGACCTCTGCCACCAGCGCGGCCAACTCCGCCACAGAAGCCCAGCAGGCTCTGGCGGCCATCCCTCAAGTGGATGCATCCGGCAACATGACGATTCCCGGAGGTCTGACGGCGGCGGGGGCTATTAACGCCAACGGAGGCGTCAACATCCCTCTTGCTGTCGGTGCGCCGACCGATACGGGCGCGGTCAACCGCCTGCATGCCGCAGGCTTGGCCGGAGTGACGGACATTTTTTCCCAGCACGCCTACCTCAACACGGGCAGCATTACGGCTACGGGGACGGCGGCAACTACCGCTCTCATTCCCGGCCAGTATGCGCAGGTTAGAGTGCCTGCCGGGACTCACAGCACGATTGTCTTTCCCTTCACAGGGCCTAACGGTCAACATAATTATTCCAACTTTGCGGGATTCTCCATTCCGTGGCGCATACTCGGCGCAGGCAAAATTACCATAGGCATCGGACGAGGCAGCAAAACGACAAGATCTGATTTAACGCTGGATTCTTACAGCGTCATCCCCGGTAACAATCTGGCCCACAACAGCGGCGAAATTCTGGACATTACCTTTGATAATATCAGAGACACACAGCGCAACGGCTATACGGTGCGAGTGCGTGAGATTTACGCGCTGACAGCCGCAGATGGCTGGAAAGTGAAAACCACAACCAGCTTTATTCCGGCCTCCCATAACGAGCCTATACCTTCAATCGTTAATAAAATTATCTATCATCAACGAACCCAGTACAAATTCGAGAGCGAATATATTTCGTACGGCAGCCTCTATTTGCTGACGGGCGGAGGGCAGACGGTGCAGCTGCATAAAATTGCGGCGGTGCGCGGCGTTAATGCCTTTGAAACGGGCGTAGGGATTAGTTCGATAGTTACTGATTTGCCGGGGAACGCGAGCGGGGATGTGTACATGCAGGTGGGGTCTGCGGTGCGCACCCTCTACCAGCCCGGCAACATCAATCCCGTTTATTACGCGCTGGAAGCATTGGCAAGAAACGATATTGAAGCCGAAGAAACGGCAGATTTTGTGGACATTAACATACCCCTCTAATGATGAACGACGCAGAAATACAAATTCAGTTTCCGAAGCCTGGAACATGGCAGGAATTCACTCTGACGCCCATTTATCAGGACAAGGGCGGATATAGACCTCCGGCACGCTATACGCAGGACGAGATACCGGCGGAGCAGGCACCGGCCATGCAGGCCGTTGTTGCCGCGCTGGTTGGACTGGCGGAACCGTGGCAGGCGGTGCAGGTGTGGGCAAGGCTGGGAAAAGATGTCCTGACCCTTGCGGAGGATGGTGCCTATACAATGATTGATGCGGTGTCTTTGACCGTTGAGGCCGTCCATGCGGAGACCAAAGGCCGCAGGATTTTTACAGTCTCGGACTACCCGGTTTTTGTCCTCACGGACCCCGCCGCCGTGGAGTTTTTCAAGCATTTCACTAAACAATAAACCATGAACATCAATAAACAAGACATTGAAAAGGCCCAGCAGGCGGCATCCGCCCGCTGGGGGAATTGGGTCAAGTACGTCATCGGTGCCATTATCGGGGCGTTGGCCGCTGCTGGCTATATCACCGTAACTGGCTGCGGGCACTCCGTGGACGTCACCCCGGACCGCACCGAGGTATGCAAGGACGGCTCCTGCCTGGTGCTGGAACCGGGGCATATCTCCTACAGTCAGGCCCAGCCTGTTACGGACGTTCCGCCCATCGTGCAAACACTCAAGAAGTAAAGGCATGTGTAAGCTCTCCGAAGTACCGGCACGTTTCCTGGATTTTGCCGAGGCTTCCCCCGTGTTTGCCTGCGTCCTGATGTCGCTGACGATATGCGGCGGGGCATGCTGGTACATCGGGGAGGTGGTCAGCCACCACAATGACCGCCTTTGTGATCTGATGACCATGCAGACGCAGGCCCAGGTGGAGACGGCCAAGGCGATTCAACTGCTTGCCGTGCGCATCGAAAACATAGAAAGGAAGCTGGAAAAGTGAATGAAGAACAATTCTTTCTGTCGTTAGCGGCCATTTTATCAGCAACAGTTTTGGGATTTACCCTCATGTGTATAGGGGAACCTGGATATGGTATCGGGGTATGGCTCACTGCACTGGCCATTCTCTTGTACTTTTCTCGGTGCGGACGATAACACCAACTGTAAAGTTTTTCTTACAAGTTCCCTTTATCTCATAGCCAATAGTTTATAACTTAATTAACCATGCCGGAACGATACCTTTATTTACTCGTCATTGAAACTCCCGGACGCAAGCAGGAGATGCACATGCTGCACAGCAGGAAGCAGCGTACAGCCTACAAAGCCCAACACGCGGAATGGCATCTCAACAGCACCTACGTGGAGTATGACTTGCCGGAACATCTTATTAACCAATACCTGAACAAATGAATATCGCTTTAGACATCGGACACGCCAAAGGAACCGGAGCTCGTGGAAACGGGCTGGAAGAGCACGACGTGGCATGTGTGATAGCACGCCATCTTTTTGCGCAGTTGAAGGATATGGGACATACCGTCCATGTTCTTGACTTTCCGGACAAAGGCAATACGGAAGACCTGAACGCCACCATCAAGGTTGCCAATGCGGACGGATACGACTTCGGTATTTCCCTGCATTGCGATTGCGCCCATGACAGACAGAATGCCTGTGGCGCTCATGTATGCTTTTATCCTGGATCTGTTCAGGGAAGCCGCCTGGCCGCCTGTATCGCCGAGCCTCTGGCAGACCTTCTGCCGGGACGAGCCAATACGATTCAAGCCCGGCCGGGGCTGGCCATCCTCAAGCAGACTCGTATGCCATGGGTATTGTGCGAATGCGGGTTTATCAGTAACGCCGGGGATGCGGATATCATGAAGCATCATCCGGAGAGCATTGCCAACGCGATTGCCGAGGGCGTCCGGGATTTTACGGCGCAGGAGCTTGTTTAGTTGTTTTCCATTAGTTGTTATGGGATCTATTTTCAAACCTAAAGTGACACAGGCTCCGGCTCCGCCGGTAGTAGAAGAGCCGCTGAATCCGACGGCTACGGAGAAGTCTGTTTCCGATGCTTCGGAGGATGTTCAGACCAAAAGTAAGCGCAGGTTGAAGCTGTCCGATACGGTGAATAATCCGAATCTGTCCGGCGGTTTGTCCACGTTGCGCAAAACCCTGGGATAGCAGCCATGGAGGTACGCGATTACATTTCCCTGGCAGATAATCTGCGCACGGAACGCGCCGCTTTTGAAGGCGGCTGGGATGAAATGCGCCGTATTATCATGCCCAGGGCTACGGGCAACGCTTATCCCGACCGCGTACCTGATCACAGCGGTGGATTGGAGCATAGCGACGTCGCCAATAACAGCCTGAAGAAGCTGGCATCCGCCCATTTGACTTATATTACGCCTTTGGACAGGCGCTGGTTTACCTTGCGCCCGGTAGGTTTTAATAAGGATGGGAATCAGGCTTTGAATGATTGGTACAGCAAGGTTACGGAGGTGATGGAGCGGGAACTTGCCGTTTCCAATTTTTATTCAGTGATTCATGAGGTTTACCTTGATCGCTGCCTGACGGGAACCGGCTGCATGTTTGCCGAGATGAATATTAACAGGCAGCTGATTTTCCGGCACATTCCCACGGGAACTTACGCTATCGCGGAGTCGGAGTCAGGGGATGTTGATACGCTGGTGCGCTGGTTCCGGCTGACGGCTCACCAGGCGGCGCAGAAGTGGAAGGAGGAGGCTCTGGGCCCAAAAGTGCGGAGAGCGCTCAAGGATGCCAGGAGACGCTATACGGATTCTTTCGAGTTTGTGCAATGCGTCCTGCCTAACCCGCAGGGCAAGCTGTTGTCCGACCATGTGCCGCCTGGCAAGAGAGCGTGGAAGGACGTCATTATTTCGTTGGACGATAAGAAGATTGTGTTTGAGAGCGGTTTTTTCGAATTTCCGTTTCTGGTGACGCGCTTTCTGCGCTGGGGAGACAGCCCCTACGGGGTGGGACCGGCATGGTTCGCGCGGCGCACGATCCGCATGGCTATCGACATGGAGAAGATTCTTTACACGCTGGGACAGACAAAGGCTTATCCGAGGCTTTTCCTGCTGGCAGAGCAGTATGGGGAGGTGGATTTGCGCGCCGGAGGCAGGACCGTCATTTCTCCGGAAGCGGCGGAACTTGGCTTGCCGCGCGAATGGGGCACACAAGGGGAGTATGATATCGGGCTGGAATACCTGCGGGGCCTGTACGCCAAGATTGAAGAGGCTTTTTACGTTCCCATGCTGGAAACCGTTTCCCGCATCGACCGCCAGATGACGGCTACGGAGGTGGCGGCCCGGGAAGCCGAGAAGGTGCTTGGGTTTACGCCTTCTTTTACGTTGTTTGTGAGCGATTTCAGGATGATGTGCCAGCGTATTATGGCCCTGTTGTATCGCGCCGGGAAGCTTCCGGAGCCGGTTCAGGGCGTGTTTGAGGTCAACCGGCGGGGCGCTCCTACACGCCTGGCCGTCCCCCAGGTTCAGTTCATGGGCAAGATTGCCCAGGCGATTGCACGTACACAGACGGACGGCTTGATGACGGCTCTTGAGTCTATCGGCACTTTGTCGCAGATGACCGGCCGACCGGAGCTGCTGGATATTGTGAATCTCAATAAGGCCGGGGAATTGATTTACGATTCCAAGGGCGCCCCGATGGAGTGCAAGGCGACAGAGGATGAGGTGAAGGAGAAGGAGACTGAAAGGAAGAATCAGCAGGAAGCGGCCATACAGGCAGCCATTGCCGAACAGTCCTCCGTGGCTAACAGGAATAATGCCCAGGCCCAGCAGGCTTTACAAACGACATGAAGACGGACCCCACCAATAAGTACGAACAGTACATGAAGCGCCGCAGAAGGATTTTCCGGGAAGCATTCAGGAATCCGGAAGTCCTGGAGGAGCTGAAGAGACATTTCCAGACCGATCTTCCCTGTTTCCAGGGGAAGGCCGGTTCTTACGACCCCCTTGACGCTATGCGTCGAGACGCCTACCGCGAGGTGGTTTTGTTCATCGAAGCGGTCATGGGCAATCATTACGAACCAGAAGAAGAGATATAGAAGAAGTACCATGATTTTATTTAAGTTGTACCATAACCGGTTTCTTTTTGAAGAGGCTCCGGAGAATGGAGGTGGTGGCGGAGGAGGTTCCGCCGCCCCTTCCGCTTCCGGACGTCCCAGCCTGGCTAATCCTGCACCGGAGCCGACTCCGGCGGATGATGAGCAGCCGGATCCTCCTCCCCCATCGGATCCGGGTTCTCCGCAGGGAGATCCGCCTTCCCAGGGGGATTACGTGTTGACGTTCGATGATACGTTTTCTGGAGACGAGACGCTGCAGCAGTTGCTGACCGAGACCGGCAAGGCCCACGGGCTTCCTGTCGAGGGGCTTTCCGCGTTTATCAAGGATATGGATGCGCGTCTGGCGGCCAAAGCGACCGAACAGAAGCAGGCGCAGGATGCCGCCATGGAAGAGGCCTGGAGACAGCTGGATGGAGAGTGGGGCCGGGACAGCGACGCACGCCAGATGCGCGCCGTTCAAATGGCCGGGAGGTTGTGCCGCATGGCCGGTATCGACCAGAGCGTGTTTAATGAGATGGGCATTGCCGATCATCCGGCCATGTACAGGATTCTGGATGCAGTAGGCCGGATTCTGGACGAGCCGGCTCTTCCGGCGCCTCCCGGACGGCAGGAACAGCAGGCCCGCGGCGAAGCCCGGCGCATGATGCACGATCCGGAACACCCGGATTATTCGGCATTCCACGATTGCGACCATCCGCGTTTTGCCGAGGTGAGGGCCAAGTATATGCGACTGATGGGTGCGTAAGCAGATATTGCTTTTCCAGCAAGCCCTGTTTCCTTTTTGGGAGCAGGGCTTTTTTAAGGAAGAAGTTCCGGTAGGGATTCCGCAGCGGAGCGCAGCTGATCCACGGAGGGGCGGATGTACACGCTATGCACGGCGGAAGAGTCATGCCCCACCAGCTCCATGGCCAGCCCCTGCGATACGCCTGATGCCTGCAACAACGTGGCCGCCGTGGCCCGAATGCTGTGGAAGGACTTGCTGTTCATCCTCCTTCTGCGGCCGCCGGCCGCTCCATGCACCACGCCGATGCCATGGGTGCGCAACAGGAGGCCGAATTGATAGGACGCGCCATCCCCCAGGGCCAGCAGGGGCGCGTGAAGTAGTTCATCCGCCGGTTCCCCCGCTTCCTTCCAGCGGGCAAGCGCCCATTGGTAAAAGCCTTCTCTCATGGGCTGGTCCATCCAGCGCCCCGTTTTGCCCGTGTCAAAGCGCACGATGCGGCGTTCCCAGTCAAACTGATTCCAGTTGAGGCGCAGAATATCCCCCAGCCGCTGGCCGTAGGTTTCAAACGAGCAGCGGACCGCGGAACTCCACAGGGGCGGGAAATGCTCAATCATGTAGCGGATCTCGTCGAGTGTGAAGGCTTCCTTGTGCAGCTTTTCCCCGGCACGGTCCGGGGGAATGGAAACGCCGGCGCACGGATTGCGGTCAATTACTTCTGAATCCACGGCATCCGCGAATGCCTGGGAAAGAACGGACATATCCTTGTACACAGTCTTTTGCCGAACCAGTTCGCGGCGAGCCGCCACAAAGCCTTTGATGTCCGCCTTGGTGATCAGACGAAGCGGGGCGTTCGCCCGCGCTCCCAGATACTCGTAAAAATGCTTGCAGGCGGTTCTGGCATTGTAGGCCGTCTGTTCGGAGACAAGAGCCGCCTTGCGCCCAACAAATCCGTCACACCAGGCACGCACGGAAACATTGTTGTGCGCCTGGTATTCTTCCGCTTCCGCGCAGGCTATCTGCACGCCCCGCTGGTAGGCGATACGTTCCGCCAGTTTGGCCGTGATCCGGTCTCCTTCAAATTCTCCGCCATTCACAGGAACTTTCGTGGAACGGCGCTTCATCTTGCCGTCCGGCCCCTGAAATGTCACCATCCAGTAGGGCGAGGATTTTTCCTTGTTGATGGACAGACGCCCCTTGTAAAAAGGTTTGCTCAT